TCAAAGCTTTGAAAACTTTGGCCGGTTTCTTTATGCGTGGTCACTTGCCACCGGTTCATACTATCTCTACAGATTGTAAGCTTTGGTGGTTTGGTATTTGCTGTCATGGAATAAACAAAGAATGAAAGTAATAAGAATTAAATAACGATTAGCTTATGTATTTATAATAAATAGTGATTAGTTAGTAATAACAATTAACCAACGATTAACTAAATATAATTATATTTAAGAAAATCAAAATGTAAAAATTTATATAATCAAATCAAGAGCTATCCGTAATTGTATGTGTATGTGTGTGTGAAAACATAACTCTTTTCGATCAAGATCCTAACTGTTTTTCATCAAGACCCTAAACAAAAACTCTTTTGCTTCAAGATCCTAATAACTATTTTAGTTCAAGATCCTAAATCATTCCTGAATCTGTAAAAAATTTAAGCTTTCATTCTCTTGATTACCGGTTCTCTGATATTTGAAGACTTCTATATCTCCCTTAATCTCCTGACCCTCATGCTCTTCAAAAATAGCGTTGAGATTATCGCAAATTTCGACTGTATCTAACGTCTTGCGGTACACAAACTGACGCTTACCTCCATCCTCAAACTCCATCGATAAGGTTGTGCTCTCAATCACAGGAATACTAGGACGGGTACACCTTGACCATAACTCAGATAAGTGATGAAGGAAACTCACTGATCTAACTCAAGCTGTTTGTATTCAAGAACCCGATCCATAAAAGCATTTTGGTAAGCCTTCATTGGCCCCGGTCCAATATGCTTTAACTCCAGTTCTCCATTTACCGCAATAATTAATAACGCTCTCTCTACCGGTAAATCATCTGTATCTCGTAAGCAAAGACAATACGCAGCTAGCTGACAACAGTAATCATGCGTCAACATTGCATTAGCTAACCGAGGTCGTTGGGAAGTTTTGTAATCACACAAGACCGGTTCATCTCCAAACTCTTTCAGCGTTGCTAATAAATCAAACGTACCTGCAAAGCCTTCGGGATGAAATACAGCCTCTTCCTGAGCAAGAACTTGAGTCACGTTATTGTCAAACCAATCAACTAATGGATCGACGTAGTTCTTAAAGATCTTGTAGGCGTGTCCTTTATTGACTGGTATTCCTTGCCCGTACTTTTCCAAAGTTCTGTGTGCGTAGCTGCCTCGCTCACAAGCTTGTTTAACCTCTGCCTTGGAGTTTGGCCTCCTAAGCCAGTTGAGCAATGCTTGTTTTGATTCGTCATCTTTTGTTTTAGAAAGCAGTGTGGTGATACCTACAAATGGCTGGTTATATCCCTCAACGGAATAACCTTTCTTATTCTTATGTCTCGTTACTTTTCGAGATCCCATCGCTCTACTTAGGGAAAGGAATAACTTGCGTTAACTCTTTGTGTATCAGTTCCCATGTAACACAAGCTGCATTGGCTTGATCTCGATTGCTCCAACGTCTTGCCTTCTTCACATCACCGGTAAATTGATGAAACTCCTCATCGTAATAATGCGGATCACATAAATACTCTTGTGACTGGTTTTGCAAGATAAAACTCTCCATAACTAATAAAAAGCCCCGCTAACTCGCGAGGCTGTGACCTGACCGAGTTAAGTTATTTTAGTTCAGGATTAAAGGGATCTCCCTCTGGATTAAACAATTCAGATATGTCGTAATTTTCATCAAGTAGCTCATCAAAAGCACTATTAATTTGCTTTTTAGTAGCTGCTTGCTTTCTCTTACCACTTGCTAATGGAGTAACAGTGTAACGAACATCTCTAGGATCATTACCGGTTTTAGTCTTAGTAACCTTCATGTCATAGTCCTCTTCATTACCGTCAACTTCCTCATCTGAAAGAAATTCGACAATTGGACCAATTAAACCTGACTGGTTAAATTCAAAGATTTGAACCGCTTCCTCTGCATAATTCCAAACTGTAAAAGCATAGAACTCTTTCTGTAATTCATTAGGGGCTACTGCTCCTACTTCATTAGCTCTTTCTGCTAGTTCCTCTTTGGATAACTTTGTAGAAGTGCGTAAGTTAATTTTCTTACCACCTCCTTTCCTATCGCACCAGACTCCATAACCATGAATCATGTGATTCTCATCACCTAGAAAAGTAATCCTAGTACCCTCTTCAGATAGATCTTTGGTGTTGAGGTATCTGCTGCCACCTTTACCGGTATTAGCTTGACGATCAGCGAATGCTGCTTTTGCTTCTTTACTAAGTAAGCCCATGAGTTTGCGAGTAGAGCGTATCGCTCGAGTTGTTTGGACTTTCTTATTATAATACTTATTTAAGTACTTACCTAATTAGGTTAACTTAAGCTAACAAGGTATATCTTTCTTCGATTAAGTCATCCCCGTTCTCCTTTGCCATGCGGGCAATAATCTCGATTACCTCTGACCGGTTTAACTTATATTTATCAGCTATATCTGAAATAACCTCCCATCCATAATCAGTCAAGCTCAGAGTACGTTGCCTTTTAGGACTACCCCAATGATGTAACTTTTGTTCTGGTCGCATCTCTCGCGTTTTTATCTCAAGATCCGGTGCATCTACTTCGGACATAATTAATTAAGTACTACTTGATTGAGTTTATACCAAGTTAGGTGAAATAGCTATGCCCCACACATCTTCTTCCGCTTGATTGATTAGCTTTGCAAGACTTGGTAGGTCTTGAACAATAGCTACGCCTGAGACAGGTTTATTCGTTACGAGTTTTTCTATAGTTTTGGATTTCTTCTTTAGATCTGCCATATCTGTGTAGTAATCAATGTCAAGCTTGGCAAGAGCTAACCTCATGTACTTGCCTAGTCCTTTGGCGACAGCCTTCTCCTTTCTCGCTGGTATCGATTTTGCGCTGGTCACACCTAAGTCAACTTGACCGGTAAATGCTTTGAATAGATCAACACTATCCATTGGGGTTCCGTCTGCATTCCTCATATATTGCTTTTCTTTGATGAGATGAGAGATTTCAGTGGGTACTCTTGGACCTTTTGACAGGTTCTTAACACCTTGAGATCTAGCAATAGCGACATTTACAATACCTAGAGCATGTAAAAACTTAGGACTAGGATCTCTGAGAGTATCATTGATAAATCCTGCTATTTGTGAACTATGGATAGCTGCTGTATCTAATACCTTCTTACCAATCAAGATAAATTCAGGTTGAGACCACTGTTTTAGAAAGACTCGACAGTTCAAACTATTTTGTTTTCGACCAAAAGCTAGATTGCCGAGGAAGTCAAACTCTTCCTTCGGGGATACCGGTTTAGCAACAGTGATAGTTGGGCTCATGTAAGTAGGTAGCTATGCAATTAAATGCGATTTATATGTAATTAAGTATATACGTATAATCATTTTATACAAGAGCATTAAGATTTGTAGTACTTATATAGGTAGCTAGTGCAGGTATAAATTCAACTTATTTAAGTAGTATGGGGTGTCTGTAAATTATGCACTAAACTAGGTTATTTTTCTTCTAATCCCTTCTACTACAATGGATCTCAGGATGCACTAAACTCATGCACTCTTGCTTTTACCAGTTTAGTGCATTGCGACATCCCTTCCACCCCAAGCGATTACAGCGAAAATAACCCAGTTTAGTGCCATAATTCAGACCCCTCGAACTTTTTAAATTTTTGGTCTGTAGTATCTCCAACCCGGATTACCACCACCTTTCTTAGCACTACCCTTAACCCTTGCGATCCCAGTCGTTGCAGCGTTTTTCACTAAAGTCTTAGCTTCCTTTCGTATGGAAGCTTGACTAAAACTACCCGCTAGCAAACCTCTCAACTCATCTAAACTAACCGCCGTAGCTGGTTCGAGTTTAGTGCTTAGTATCTTGAGCATTTGGTTTTGCAACTTATCTAGCTCGTTCAATGTATGAGTCCCTCCGTTCATCGATACAAACTCAAAACTCATATCCTCTTTATTACCCAAGAAGGTGAACTTCTCACCGGTTTCATTAATACCGTTCCGATTCTTTAGAACCTTCAGAACAATAGTTGGTGCATTATCTTCATCCTCTGGACCAAACCCATTTGTCTGCTCTTTCCACATTCCCCAAACTGAACTGGCCCCGTTCACTAAGTACGCACTTCCGTAGAGATCATTCTTAGTCACATTTCTAGTAGTTGGTGGTTGGCCCGGTCTTTGTCTGCTCTGGTCTTTCTTCAAATGATGAGTAACAACAATCGCGATATTCAGTTCGCTAGCTAACCGGTTCAACATATAAACGTATAAACCCATCTCCGCATCATTCAAAGAAGTGCCACTTTCGCCAAAAAGAGACCCAAAACTATCCATAAACATCA